CCACCCACCAACTCTTAGAAAGGAGTTAGCAGGACAACAAAGGCCTTAGAGAATCCAAGGCCCAAGACTGTACCACCGTTGAACGAGACTCCGTGATAAACGGAGTTTCGTACGGCCCTTAAGAGAGACGGTATTCCGTCTTTCTTGGGCGGAGTCTGACCAGAGTCGGTCTAATAATAAACCTACCCCTTCAGATTCATAGGTTTTTCCTATGCTTGCTGCGTTCATGACATAATATCCTTCGATACTATGCCGTGCACGCACTGGGGTGGCTTCATCCCAATTTGAGATGAAACCGCCATCACCAAGTGTTTCCGGTATCCGAAGCCGAAGTGGCTTCGGTACCATCGACACGAGGTAGTCAAACACGTCCTGAAACCTACCGTCACAACCAAGTTTTGCGAGGTTGCGATGGGCAAATCTCCGGATAGCGTTTGCCAGCCGATAAACGGACAAGACATCTGTGAGGTGACCTTTAAGGTACACTGGTTTGCAGTCCGCCCCATTCATGAAGTGAGCCCCACAAGATTCGCGAAAAAGTGAAGAGAAATGAGACTTCTTCACATTGATCACGAAACCATAGAACTCACACATGAGTGAGAAGATGTCTAAACAGCTACAGGGTATGATAACATCATCCCCATAGACACTCACGTCGCCGAGTACCGCGTTGGTACTCGAACGGCGTTGGTATTCTACGCAACAAGAAGCTATCGCGTAGAATAGGAGTGACTCAAGTTGGAATGTGAAGCCGTTCCCCATACTGGAGAACTTCTCCCATTTCACCCAAGTCCCGTTTAGACGGCCGTAATGAGATCGGCAACTATCAAGAACCGTGAGCCATCGAGATAAGTTAGGAACCTCTTGCTCCTTATAGGAACAATTGGCGAATAACTCCTCAACGACAAGACGGGAGATAGAATCGGAAGCAGAGCTGAAATCAATAGTGGCGTTTATAGCATCTTTCGACGCTGTATAGGCCAGGTTTTGGTTCCGGTCCTGCCAACGCAAGTCGATCCCATACCGAGTTAGACGTCTCTGTATCATCACGCCAATTGCTTTTTGGAACCAGAGATTAAACCCTGGCTCGATTGCAATGACACGATTAGCAGTCGCATCTTTCGGTACAGTGACTACCTTGTTTCCAATCTGGAAATTGGGAAATCCAACACCAGATATGTGATCGACCCAAAGAGGGTAAACCTCTCGAAGAAGATCAGAGGGAAGCAGGGCGTACAGGTCACGAGTTATTCCAGTTTCGCACTGGAACTTGTTGGTAGCGCTGGCGTCACGTGCCTTTAACAAGGTCGTTGCGCCAGGACCCCAATCCGCCGACTCGAAGAACTCCTCAATCCTAAATTCGCCCAGAATCTTGGATATTTTTCGCGCAACTGCGTTATGCAGCTGAACGACAGGACCCCTGTATTTAGGGTCGTGTTCCAAGGCTCTGAAGCGAGTATTAGTATGCTTACACAGAAGTTCGAATTTCTCAAACTTCTGCATAGCAACTTTGTCTAAATCGTAGTCAAGAGTTAAATCCTTGAACTTCGACAAGAACTTAGTCGCCGCGTAAGCATCCCGGAACTCGTCTATATTGCTATAGTCGAGAGGATTGCACTCTAAATTGGCAAGCTGCTCATGCTCTCCGTTTTCGAAGAGTAAGGCAACTGTCAACGAACGAGGGCAATCAAGGGAACGGAGGAATCTCCGAATCACGGCCGAGGAAACCTCGGACGTTACTCGGTACTCTCGCGCACTTCGTAAGAAGTGCGAACCACGCTTTTGAAAAGACATGGATCTCTCCTGGAGTTCATACGACGGTTAGACAGCGACCAACCCCCACAGAAGGAAAAGAACCATGAACAGGGGGCTTATCATCAGCAACAACAAAGATCCGAAGACGAATAACCATTCGCCTCCGATATCCGAGTTGAAGCAGGTCTTAGGCTTACCACTCATGGGATCTCCTCTGTTAATAGGGCTGGTCGAAGTTTAACACAGCGCCTTCCAACGGCGACCCCGTTGCATCAGTGGGGACGTCATCAGAGGCGTTGATTGTCGTTGCAAAGAACGACTTCACATAGTTGAACAGACGAGTCCGTTCAGCTACTGAGGATCGCTCCGGCAACATGAACTCCATTACGCACTGGCACGTGTAGGCCAGAGAGGGCGCCGGTTGAATACCGGTAGCCGTACTCGGGCTTGTCGTGTCAAGCGTAGGGAGAACGAGCTTCGCAGTGATTCTGTAAATCCGCGAGGCCTTTGTAGGCCTACGGACGGACAGCGTCCATGCGGGGTAGGCGAGAGCCACGCCATTTGGATTGTACGTGGCATCAACGGCTCGATCCACCCACCGTGCAACGCCGGGGAGTACAAACCCCTCGGGGTCGAACGTTTTGTCCACACCAACCGTAGCCGAGTTCGTCTTGAACACGGCCATCGGGAGTGAGGACCCTTTAATAGATGCAATAGCACCCATGGAAGGTTTACCTCTTAAAAGAGAACGACCTACTCCTAGTGCTACCGGCGAAAGGCCGTGCGCATAAGCGCCAGTGCATTCGCAACGTGTGTCGTACTAAACGGGTTTTTGAACTGCGGAAACGATTGGACAGGCCAAGATGTTAACTTTGTCCTGTTCAACGCCACAGACTCTCGACTCGTATTAGCATAGAACCTACGGTGCGTCACCGGCGATATCGCCATTGGCCCATCATAGTAGCAGTAGATCTGGCTATGCCTTCGACCGAAGTTAGTTTGGTAACCCTTAACGAAGAGAAGACCCTCACCAGCAGAAAAACTGTTGAGGAACTCTCCGACTGGGAGAAACCAATCAACGACGAAGGAATAGGGTAACAGCTCCCATACTAGGTTTACAGGGCTGGTAAAACCAAGCTGCGACAAGAAAGAGGTGGTGGAGTTATCTATCTTAAATTCGATTCCATATCTGGAAGAATAAAAGGTTGAGCAAAATTCATGCCCAATCTTCTTCCCCCCAGGGATATCGAACAAAGGAATAACCTCACTCCTTACTTGATTGCTGCTGCCTGTAACCCATTGCGAACCTGTGCTCCCTATCATATAATTTGATAAGAGGCGCATTGATTCATCGACGTCATTTAGAAGCGGTTTCCACCCGTATTGGAACTCTAGCCAATTACTAGCTAGGGATTTAGTCCGGGATGGGTTACCCGCCGCCATTTGAGGGCGACGCTTCTGCCCGCTAAAAAGAAACTCACTTGCCTGCGAAAAGTTGCCTTTCTTCACAGAGAGAATAGCACCAGTTAGTCTGGCAGCGGTTTTCGCTACCATATTACTGAATTGCTTAAACTCTCCAATGTTTTGGGCAATATTCGCCTGCACGCCAGTGTTGGCGTTATTGTTGAGATTCTTTAAAGCTTTGTTCGCAACTATCGTAAACACCGGATCGGTATTCACGACTGGGCTTCGTATGAAGGACACCGCATCCACACGCCACCCATTATTATAGGTGGTTGTCGGAGCTGAGTATCTTTCCCTCAGATCGTAACCGTGCGTGTAGTCAGTCTTAACTATCGTGACAGTATGCGGATTAACCGGTAACTGTCTTCGCTTCTTCGTAGCAAACCCAGGCGTGACCGTGCCAGTCCACGTGCGTCGGTATATCTCGTACGTACCCTCGGAAGAGGTATACGGACCAGGATATACATGTGACGCAATCGTGTATTTGGTCGATCTCGTTTCTGGGCTAGCACGCGGAGTGCGCTTGATACGATAAGGCTGGCTGGGAGTCCAACGTACTGTCCCCTTCACCTTATAAAGTGAAGGAAACACAGAAGACGTGAACAGTAAATTCACAAACTTCTGAGGGCTAGAGTAAGAGTTACCTGAAAGAAGATACGAGTTGGAATAAGGCATTCCAATAAAGAATGTCTTAACTTTCGCGTACTTTCCGTCAGGAGCAGATAGTTTCCAAATCTGCAAGTAAGATCGAAATGGGAACGTATACCGAAAAGGTCCAGATCCGGAATGACTCCCGGAAATGGACTTCACAATATACGGCCATACGAGCCTTACCGAAACTCGCTCTGGTCGAAAACCACCACGCCTACGAAGAACCAAGGTGAGATAGACCCTAGCTTTTAACCTTGAAGGGACGACCCACTCGTACTTGCCCAAGAGAGATTGAGAAATATCAACCTCTCGAGAGTAGTAACGGATGAATCTCCCAAAGGAGAAAGTAAGGTACCATGTTCGCCTTGAATCAACAAACGGCGTGGAAAGGTCTTTCGAGCTCTTTATCAGAGAAGCCCATATCACTTCACCAGTAGTTGCCATACATCAGCTCCAAGGGAGCTTGTCAAAAAGCAGGCTAAGCAGTTTTAATGCCGCCTGAATCAAGACAAGTATACCCACAAAGAAGATGATCACTCTACCGGCAATGCCGAAATCCCAAAGCATCCAACCTAGAAATACAATGAGAGCGAACAAAAAAGCAAAAGAAAGGTAGATTAGAGAAAGGCCAACCTTCGTCGACTCGTTCGCACGAGTCTTAAGTTGGCGGGCCATCTCTTCTCGTATCCAATCTACTTGCTTAGTGTCGAAGCTCATTGTGAAACATTCCTAGGTTATGGTGCATGCGTATGAACCGAGATCCAGGTTGATATTCGCCTGGAGAGATCGGATTTATACTTCGCGTAAGGGTATCAACCCTTATGGGATTCTGTTAGCAGCAATGCTAACAAAAGCACTCTCGCGGAACCTTACACTGTTATTCTCAACAGAGTTTTCAACCCAATATTTCTATTGGGCCTCTGTCGGTACTAGCAGTAAAGGACACCCCG